AGACCCGACCAGCGAAGTGAATGCGCCGCTGAATACCGACGCCTCTATAAGACCGCCCGCTGGCGGAGGGTGCGCGAGGCTAAGCTATCGCAGGATCCATTGTGCGAGTGGTGTTTGGAGCGCGAAGACGTAACGGTAGCGACAGAGGTTCACCACGCCGACGGGGGGCACAAGGGCGATGAGACCAAGTTCTGGTCTGGTCCTTTTGTTTCTACCTGCGCTCCGTGTCACTCGTCGCGGGGGCAGCGTGAAGACCTCGGACAGACTGTCGTCCGGTTCGGGCCTGACGGATGGCCTATTTAGGCCGTGCCACAGTAAGAAATATCGGCCACTAAACGCCCATTACCACACAAGTTTCGATTCACGAGTCGGGTCCGTCAAAATTTTTCCGAGTATGGGGCGGGGGCGGTCGAAAACTCGACGACTGCTCGCCCCGCGGACCAGCGCCCCCGCATCGCGCGCACGTCCACAATTCAGAATATGACCCCTGCAACGAGGATTGAGCCATGGCGAGGCCTAGAACGCCTCTTGCCAAGGCGGCAGTAGAGGCCAGCGACAAAAAGAATCCGCAGCGCTTCAAAAAGCGCACCGAGCCCAAGGCTAACGGGCCTCTCGGCGCTCCGCCGAAGTGGCTGGTGGATACCGATACGAGCAAGGCGAAGTCTGCCTGGCTGCTTTTTCAGAAAGAGATTCCTTGGCTGACGGAGTCGCACCGGATGCTAGTCGGCATGGCCGCCAACATTCAGGGGCGCATCATGGCCAATCAGGACGTTGGCGTTCAGGCGATGAATCTCCTGAGGCAATGCCTCGGGCAGATGGGTGCGACGCCTTCCGACGCCAGCAAGATTACGGTGCCAGAAGGTGACGAGGAAGACCCAGACGACGCCCTGTTCAACAGGTAGCGCCCTTGCGCGCGTGAACGCATATGCGCAGGCTGTTCTCGATGGTGATATTATCGCCGGCCCCCATGTGCGCAATGCCTGCCGACGTCACTTTGACGATCTGGAAAAGGGTGGCGAGCGCGGCCTTTGGTTTGATGAAGACGCCGCCGAGCATGTGTTCCGGTTTTTTGAGCAGGGCCTGAAGCTATCCGAGGGCCAGTTTGATGGTGTGCCTTTCAACCTGCATCCTTCGCAAGCATTCAAGCTTGGATCGATATTCGGCTGGAAGCGCGAGGGCGGCAGTCGCCGCTTCCGCACGGTCTACATCGAGGAAGGTAAAGGCAACGGAAAGTCGCCTTTTGCTGGTGGTGTCGGTCTGTATGGCCTGACTGCTGACGGGGAGGCCGGTGCACAGATTTACGCAGCGGCCGCTAAGAAAGAACAGGCTGCGATCCTTTTTCAGGACGCCTGCAAGATGGTCCGGCAGTCGCCGGCGCTGTTGAAGCGCGTTAAGTTCAGCGGCGGCATCGGCAAAGAGTTCAACATCGCGCACCACGCGTCGCAGTCGTTCTTCAGGCACATCTCGAAAGAGGCAGGCAAGACTGGTTCTGGTCCGCGCCCGCACTTCGCCCTTTGCGACGAGGTGCATGAGCACCCTGATCGCGGTATCATGGAGATGTTGCAGCGCGGCTTTAAATTTCGCCAGCAGCCGCTGCTTTTGATGATTACGAACAGCGGCAGCGACAGGAACTCAGTCTGCTGGGAGGAGCGCGAGCGCGCGGTTCGGGTTGTTGCCGGCACTAAGACGCCGGACGACGACTTCACCTATGTCGGAGAGACGTGGGAAGGGAGCGACACTGTCTTCGCTTACGTCTGCTCACTCGACAAGGATGACGATCCGCTTGAGGATCCGTCATGCTGGGTGAAGGCGAACCCGCTTCTCGGCACGATCCTGACCGACGAGTATCTGGCGGGCGTTGTGGCGGAGGCAAAGGAAGTCCCCGGCAAGCTGAACAACGTGTTGCGCCTGCATTTCTGCGTCTGGACAGACGCCGACAAGGCGTGGATGCCGCGTGCGACCGTCGACAAGGTGATGTCCGACTGGGATTTGCCCTCCGACGGCCCGCTGCTCTTGGGTGTCGACCTTTCCGGCACGAAGGACATGACTGTCGTGGCCTGCGTGCAGCCGACCGGGTTTAAGACGGTAACGCGCGAGGGCGGTGAAACCACCGAATTGCCGACCTACGACGCATGGATTGAGGCGTGGACGCCCGGCGATACGCTTGCGGCGCGCGTTCTGGCCGATAAGCAGCCATACGATGTGTGGGTTCGGGATGGCTATCTGAATGCTCCCGAAGGTCCGCGCATCCGTTTCGACATCGTCGCGGCGCGCGTGGCAGAACTTGACCGCCAATACGACATCCAGTCGATCGCATACGACAACTACGCCTATTCGGCCTTCAAGGACGAACTGGACGTGTTTGGTGTAGATGCCGAGCAGTTGCCGCACCCTCAAGGTGGCAAGGTGCGAGCCAGGTCGTCTGAAGAAAAGATCGAGGCGGCGAAAGCCGCAGGCGAGAAGCCTCCATTGGGGCTGTGGATGCCCGGGTCAGTCACTGAGCTTGAAAACCTCATCATCGATGGGCGCATTCGGCTTCGGTCAAATCCGGTCTTGATGACCGCCCTGATGGGCTCGACGTTCAACCACCCGCCCGACCCTCACGGCAATCGCTGGTTTGTAAAGACGCGCGCCAGCGTGCGTATCGACGCTGCCGTGGCTTTGGCAATGGCGGTTGGGGCTGCGGCGGACAAGCCCACGCAGAAGCAAGATATCGACGATTTCGTGAACAACATCGTCACCGTCACATGGTGACGTGAACAAGGAGCGGCCATGGGCCTTTTGACCTGGCTGGGGAAGCCGTTCGGTCTGCTTTCCGGCCCGTGGCGCGCGTTCTTCGGGATGTCGACGCCCAGCGGGGAGACCGTCACATATGACCATGCGCTACAGCTCGATGCTGTCTGGGCGTGCGTGAACCTGATTTCCAACGCCGTGAAGACGCTGCCTTGCAATGTCTACAAGGGCGACGGCGTGATCATGGACATAGGAAACCCGCTGTATGAATTGCTACACGACATGCCGAATCTGGACGACAGCGCGTCCGATTTCTGGGGCATGGCGGCGCTTTGTCTTTGTCTGGACGGGAACTTTTTCGCGGAGAAGAGGCGGGTAGGTGAGCGGCTGGTTGCGCTTAATCCGTTGAACCCGCTTTCCGTTGAGGTGAAGCGCGACTCGCGCGGCCGTCGCGTTTACGAGGTGACTGAGCAGTACGAGAACGGCAAGAAGGGCGGTGTCCGCAAGATTGCTGAAGACAACATGCTGCATGTCCGCGGCATGGTTATGCCGGGGCAGGATCGTGGTCTGTCGCCAATCGCCGCGCAGCGGAATGTCATCGGCAACGCGATGGCGGGAGAGAAGTCGGCGGGGCGGCTCTACAAGAGCGGTCTTATTTCAACGACCTTCCTCATGTCCGACCAGACGCTGAAGCCTGAGCAGCGCAAACAGATCGCGGATTCACTCGGTGCGTTCGCTGGCGCAGATAAGGCAGGCGGCATTGCGGTCCTGGAGGCCGGGCTCACGCCGCACTCGTTGAACATCAACCCGAAAGACGCGCAGCTTCTGGAGGCGCGGCAGTATTCGGTTGAGCAGATTTGCCGAATTTTTGGCATCCCCCCAGTGATGATTGGTCATGCGGCCAATGGCACGACAACGTGGGGGAGTGGGATTGAGCAACTGATCCTGCAATTCACGAAAACCTGCCTGACGCCGCTGCTGCGCTCTATCGAAAGCGCGATCTATCGCGACTTGCTGGATACGAAAACGCGCAAAACGACCGTCGTCAAATTCAATATGGAAGGGCTCCTGCGGGGTGACAGCGCCGCGCGGGCGGAGTTCCTGTCCAAGATGGTTACGAACGGCATCTACACGCCGGACGAGGCGCGTGCCTACGAAAACAAGGCTCCAGAACCCGGCGGCGCTCGCCTGATAGTGCAGGGCGCGATGGCCCCGCTTGAAACGCTGGGCCATAACGGTGGCCCACTCCTGGATACGCCGACGGCCGATCCCGACAAACGCGCCGCTTAAGGAAAATCATGAAATTTGAAAACCTGATGGCCGCCTTTGAGGCGGAGCCTTGGGCTATTCAGCGCGAAAAGCTTGGCTTGCTGGCTGATGTTATCGTAGCGCGCGCTCAGGGCGAGAAGTTGGTGGACTCGGAAGTCGCTACGGCCATTTCCGACGCTCGCGCCCGCGAAGTCGCCAGTATCGACGGTGCGGTGGCTGTTGTTCCGGTCTATGGCGTTCTGGCGAACAAGATGGACGCTTTCTCCGCCATGAGCGGCGGCACGTCCTATGCCGGCATCAAGAAGGCCCTGCACGCTGCGCTGTCTGATGACGACGTGAAGGCCGTCGTTCTGGATATCGACAGCCCCGGCGGCTCGGTGCCCGGCACGGAGGAACTTTCCAACGAAATTCGTAGCCTGCGTGGCGGCGAGAAGCCGATCATTGCGCATGTCAATTCGCTGGCTGCAAGCGCAGCCTACTGGATTGCGGCGTCTGCGGACGAGATAGTCGTAACGCCTTCCGGGCGAGCCGGTTCCATCGGCGTCTATACAGCGCACGACGACATTTCGGTTGCGTTGGAAAAGCGCGGCATCAAGCGCACCTACATCAGCGCCGGCAAACACAAGGTCGAGGGCAATGAAACCGAGCCAATCGGCAAGGACACGCTCGCGCACATTCAGGATGGCGTGAATCGGTCTTATAGCCGCTTCGTTGCGGCCGTTGCTGAAGGTCGCGGCACGACAGTCGGCAAGGTCGAGGACGGCTACGGGCAGGGACGGACCTTCTTTGCGGAAGCCCTGATGGACCGCGGCATGGTGGATCGCATCGCGACGCTGGAGCAAACCCTTGAGCGTTTCGGTGCAGAGACGCAACCAGCTGCCGTTCGGCGCATCAAGGCCTCCAATCAGGCTAGGCGCGAGGCCGCAGAAACGCTGGCCGCAAAGATGACGGCGGGCGAACAGAGTACGAAACGCGAGTTTGAGCATGGCATCAGGGGACTGATGGGCTTGAGCGGAGCAGAGGCAGAGCGGGCCGCTCG